TGAACGGTGTCGAGAGTCTTAGAGAGCAGAACATACCTTTTAAGATGGTCGCCAACGTACACGATGAGTTTCAAGTAGAGACGCCAGAGGCTTTCGCCAAGGCTGTAGGACTACACTTTCGTAATGCGATACGCAAGGCAGGTGACGATTTTGAACTACGTTGCCCTATGGATGGTGAGTATAAGATTGGTAACAACTGGTCTGAAACTCATTGATTTTTTTAACTTTACGTGATAGACTATATAGACTTTATTAAGGAGCACTACAATGCAAAAGATACCACCTACACCTATTAAAGCTACTATTTACTGGGCTAACCTAAAACAGCCTAATAAAATGTCAGGAAAATACCAAGTTGACCTTGGTAATCTCTCAAGCAAAGCCGTTGCTGCGTTAGAAGAGCGAGGAGTGCCTATTAGGAACAAGAACAACGAAGCAGGTGATTATGTCACGGCTAAGTCTAATTATCCTATACGCGCTTATAACGCTGATGGAGACGAGATTCATTGTCTTATAGGCAACGGATCTGAAGCAGTTGTTGCCGTTAGTCATTATGATTGGAAAGGTCAAACAGGTCAGGACGGTCGTTCAGCAAGCTGTTACAAGTTAGTAATTACCGACCTGAATGAGTATGAAATTGACTCAGAAGTTGCTTTAGACTTAGACTTAGAAGCAGCTCTCTAATGCTTCTTATTGATGGCGATATATTTTGCTATCGGGCGGCTTGTGCGTGCGAGAATGACGCACAAGTCTCTTTAGAGAATGCTACAGCACAAGTCAAACGAGCCTTTAACTCTATCCTCACTGACGTTCTAATGCGTTATCCTGAGCACGACTATATCCTATACCTAACCGGAGGCGGTAACTTCAGACATGACGTTGCCGTCACTGCTCCGTACAAAGGAAACAGGAAAGGTGCAAAACCCCTTCTGCTGCCTGCTATACGTGAGTATGCTATTGGTTACTGGGAAGCAGTCATGATCGAAGGTGAAGAGGCTGACGATGCTATAGCTGTTGCTGCTTCGTCTGTGTACTTGAACGACGAGCCTATCATGGTAAGTATTGATAAAGACTTCGATCAAGTGGCAGGTATGCACTATAACTTTGTGAAGAAGGAAGAGTACTTCGTAAGCTCAGAGATAGGCTTGAAGAGCTTTTACAAACAGATACTCACAGGCGACGCTATTGACAACATCATTGGTGTTGACGGTATAGGCGCAGGTGGCGCACACGAACTGATTGGCAACTGCCGCAAAGAAACTGATATGTGGGACATTTGCGAAGACCAATTAGGCTATGACAGGGCGTTGGAGAATGCACGTCTACTGTGGCTAAGACGCACAGCAGGACAGATGTGGATGCCTCCACGAGAACGTCCTACAGGAGTACGCTTTTATGGCGAAGCAACTAGTACCGCGCACTAGAGCCGGAAAGACTTGGACAGAAGCACGTTATTGGCAGTTCATACGATCAGCGCTTAGACAGGCTTACAGTCGTTACCCTGTTAAGTTTCAAGTTAAGAAGGACGCAGAGCGTACAGTAGAAGGTTGCAGACACAAGTACGAGTATCAATGTGCTGAGTGTTCAGAGTGGCATACCAACAAAGAGATACAGGTAGACCACATCATTCCGGCAGGCAAACTAAGCAGCTATAAAGACATTGCAGGCTTCTCAGAGAGGTTGTTCTGTGAAGCAGACGGTATGCAGGTCTTGTGCGTAGAGTGTCACCAGAAGAAAACTAACGCAGAACGTGCAGCGAGGAAGAAGACATGAGACATTTTGTCATACCAGACACGCAGGTTAAACCAGACTCTAATATAGAGCATCTGACGTGGGCAGGTAAGTATGCAGTTGCTATGAAGCCTGAAGTTATTATCCATTTAGGTGACCACTGGGACTTTCCTAGTCTGTCTAGCTATGACAAAGGTAAGAAGTCTTTTGAAGGCAGACGTTATCAAGCAGACGTAGAGTCAGGCAAGGTTGCTATGCAGGCTTTCTTAGCTCCTATCAAGGAAGAACAAGCACGACAACGCGCTAACAAGCACAAGGTGTGGAAACCTAAGCTAGTGTTCTTACTTGGCAACCACGAGAACAGGATCACTAGAGCAGTAGATGATAGTCCTGAGCTTGAGGGTTTGATGTCGTTTGCTGACCTTGGTCTAGAGAAGATGGGTTGGGAAGTTGTGCCGTTCTTAGAAGTTAAGATGATTAACGGCATAGCCTACTCACACTACTTCACCTCTGGCGTTATGGGTCGTCCTGTATCGTCTGCTAAGCTAATGCTGACTAAGAAGATGGTTAGCTGTGTCATGGGTCACGTACAAGACAGGGACATCGCCTACGCACGTAGAGCTGACGGTGTGTCAGTCACTGGTCTGTTCGCAGGCATCTTCTATCAAGAAGACCAAAGCTATCTCACACCGCAGACTAATCAGTCTTGGCGTGGGCTTTGGATATTCAACGAAGTAAACAACGGTAGCTTTGACGAGCTGCCAATTAGTATGTCCTACCTTAGAAAGAAGTACGGAGAGTCTACGAATGAGTAAAACATTCACAGAGATAAAGGAGCAGCTGTCTCTCTTAGATGAGATAACTGTACTTGAGACGTTAGAGATTAACTCTACGGAGCTTGTAGAACGCTTCGAGGATAAGGTAGAGGACAAACTAGATCAAATAATCGAAGACTTAGGAGAAAATGACGATGAGTTTTCTTGACAATTCACCTGCTGAAGAGTGGGACGCAATAAGTAAGAAACGTAGAGCGCACGCTAGACGTGTTAGTGAGCAAATTAACGCTGAGCAGAGAGCAGCAGAACCTATAAAAGATGCTATCAACCCTAGCCACTACAAGGGCAGCGGTATTGAGTGCATTGAGTACATTAAAGAGCGGCTTAGTAAAGAAGCCTTTATAGGCTATCTTAACGGAAACGTAATCAAGTATACGCATCGTTGGCAAGACAAGAACGGTATAGAAGACCTACGCAAAGCACGTTGGTACTTAGACAGGCTTATAGAGGAGAAGTGCAATGTCTAGAATGGACGAGTTACTACAGCTGTGTACCAAGTGGAGCAGCGAACGTGGAATCTTTAGGAACGGTATTGTAGCAACACAGGCTCTGAAGCTAGTTAGTGAGGTAGGAGAACTTGCTGACAACGTAGCAAAGCATAGAGATATAGCAGACGATATTGGCGACTGCTTGGTGGTGTTGAACAACTTAGCAATGATGAACGAACTAACACTAGAACAATGTTTAGAAGTCGCTTACGAAGACATTAAAGATCGTAAAGGCTATCTCAATGGCGCAGGTGTATTTATTAAAGACTCAGATAGAGGACAAGCAGCATGAGCGAGTTTAGAAACAGTTTTGGTGAGTCAATCTTCCGCAACAAGTACGCCTTGAACGAGACGCAAACGTGGGCAGAGAAAGTAGACGACCTTATGCACGATGTCTGTACAGGCATACTAAGCCCTGAAGACTCAGAGTATCTAGGCAGTGCTATGAAGCAGTTTAAGTTCATGGCAGGTGGTCGTTACATTTACTATGCAGGTAGACAGGCTAGCTTCTACAACAACTGCTATCTGTTAAAAGGTGAAGAGGACACTAGAGAAGAATGGGGAAAGCTAACACAACGAGCAAGCGACTGTCTGATGAGCGGCGGCGGCATTGGCATAGACTACAGCGTCTTTCGTCCGAGCGGGTCACCACTAGGCAGGACAGGCGGGGAAGCGTCAGGCCCACTGCCACTAATGAACTCTATAAACGAAATAGGCAGAAACGTGATGCAGGGCGGCAGTAGACGTAGTGCTATCTATGCCTCACTGAACTGGCAACACGGTGACGCACAGAAGTTCTTGTCTGCTAAAGATTGGCACGCACTACCTATCGCTGAAGGCGTTACAGTGTTTGATGCTAAGCAGAACAACTTCAACTTCCCTGCACCGCTAGACATGACTAACATCAGTCTTAACTACGATGACAAGTTCTTAGATGCTGTCAACAACGGCTTCTTGCCTGAGACGTTTGTACAGAATTGCCGTCAAGCACTAATGACAGGAGAGCCGGGATTTTCCTTTAACTTCGGAGACAAAGAGAATGAAACACTCAGGAACGCTTGTACCGAAGTCACTAGTGAGGATGATTCAGATGTGTGTAATCTTGGAAGTATTAATATTGGCGCAATTGATGATATCGAGGAGTTCAGAGCAATCGTTCGAGTCGCCTCGATGTTCCTTGTCGCAGGCACGCTCACAGCAGACCTTCCAACTAAAAAAGTGTATGCTGTTAGACAGAAGAACAGAAGGCTCGGCTTGGGCTTGATGGGTATGCACGAGTTTCTGCTGAAGCGTGGCAGTGACTACGAAGTAACAGAAGAGCTACACAGGTGGCTAGAGGTATTTAGAGATGAATCGGAAAGAGCTGCTAATCTTCTTTGTGACTCCCGTGGCATCAGTCGCCCTGTTGCGTATCGTGCAATCGCTCCTACAGGTACTATAGGGATACTCGCAGGCACTACAACAGGCATAGAGCCTCTGTACGCTGTTGCTTACAAGCGTCGCTACTTAGTTGGTGGTGACAAGTGGAAGTACGAGTACGTTGTAGATGCTACAGCTGAAGACCTAATTACTACACACGGCTTAGACCCTGACAAGATACAGACGTCATCGTCTATGGTGAATGACTTTGAGCGTAGGCTGAAGTTCCAAGCTGACGTACAAGACTATGTTGATATGTCTATCTCGTCTACTATCAACCTACCGCCGTGGGGCAGTGAAGGCAACAACGAAGACCGTGTGATGGAGTTTGCTACAATACTGGCTAAGTATGCACCACGTCTGAGAGGCTTTACTTGCTACCCTGACGGTGCGCGAGGCGGTCAGCCGCTAACGATGTGCAGCTACAAAGAAGCTATGAAGCACAAGGGTGTGGTGTTTGAGGAGAATAGCGAGACTGTGTGTGCCTCTGGTGTCTGTGGTATCTAGTGGGTCGTTACTGTAACGGCTGTATAACGCTAAAAGAGGTTGGTTCAGCTTGTGTGTGTAGGATAGTCTGGGATGTAGATCATCTACCGCACAGCCTGAAACAGCTCATGGAAGAAGACGAGAAGGTTAATGATTTTATTATTAGAGGTAGGAAAGTAATAAAGCAGTTAACTGACGAGTAAGAAAAAGCCCTATAGAGTATCCCAATCTCTATAGGGCTTTTTGTGGCTATAACAAACGCACGATCCAAAGGTAGCACTAAGGATTAGGTTACTTCTTTTTCTTCTTCTTAGTTGTCGCCTTCTTCTTAGGCGGTGTAGGCTTGCTTTTATTTGAGTAAGAATAGTTCATAACAACCTCTTTTATGTTTACAAGTTAATAAATCCATGTTATTCTTTTGATGTCTCCGCCGCCGGTGAAGTCCCTATTGAGGCAGGTTAGCTCTGAAGGCGTCTTCCTTCTCTGCTTGTTCTTCGTTGATAGCTCTACGATAGATGTCATAGTAAGTTGATGTAAGTCTTCCTGTGCTGCTCTTAGCAAACTCAGAAGCTCTAAAGGCAGTCATGTCCATGTTGTTGTTTATAAGCAAAGCTGCTAACTCACTAGGCTTTCTCATGTCTTTAGGAGTGTTAGCCATATAGCTTTTAGTCAATGCTAGTCCGTCAGAACCTTGTAGTTTAATAGAAGTCTTCATTAGCGTTCCACTACGCTTTAGAGCGTTTAACGAAACTCTTCTAGCAGTTTCAGCAATACTTAAACCAAAAGTAGCAGCACCTGCTGCAGCGGCGACAGGAACAGCTATTGAGGGGTTTGCTGTAGCGTACACAGCTGTACCAAGAAGAGTAGACAAAGTTCCATAAGCGATGTTTTTAGCGCCTCCAGATAAAGAACCTATTGTTTCTAAAAACTCACTAGTGTTCTTTCCTGCTATAAAATCGTCAATTAACTTCTTCTCTGCTTTAGTGAAGTACATACTTTTCTTATTATTGTTTAACAACTGAGCCATTGCAGGTCGTAAACGCTGTTCAAAAGTTTTACCGCCTTCCATCTTCTGAGCTTGTGCTGTTCTTGTTAAGTTAGTAAACATATCATCTAACAAGCCCACAGTGCTTTGTCGTCTCCAAAGCTCACGAGCTGTTATAATAGCAGGGTCTGTGGATTGTAAACTCAATATAGCATCGTCTAAGACTCTAGCAGCATCTCCTGCCGCTCTTGCAACGTCGTCGCTTCCTTCTGCTGCTTGTTTCGCCAAACGACTGTGTGCTTTATCTAGTGTTTGAAAATCAACAGTACCATCTTCTATTGATTTAAGAACTGAACCGAGTCTATTACGTATAGTACCGTATGAAGGGTCGACAGTAATTTCCTCTTTGAAGAATTGATTTATGTTGTTAGATAGCCTAGCTGCTTCGTTTGGCTTTAATTGTACATCTTTAAGTTGTTCGTATATGTAGTTTGACGCTCCCTTTAGAGCCTCTTTATTTGGCAAAGACTCTGTCAAGAGTTTGTTGGCAGCGTAATCAATAACACCGTCAAACACGACTTTAGCCGCTGAAGGAGTTATCATCTGCCCTGCTATTCTAGCTGCTTCTTTAGCGTTAGGGTCATCAGCTTGTGCAGCAGCTATTTCACCACCAAAACCACCAGTAACGCCAAAGACAATATCGTCAATAGGTTTGCCAGATCCTAGCAGCTCAAAGACGTTCTTAGCAGTTCCTGTTTCCAAACCTTTAGCGATAGCTTGAGTGGTAAGCCTCTGAGCAGGGTTCATAGACATAACCAAGCCTGTAAACTCGCCCGCACCTGCTGCAATGTCAGTAGCTACTCCTTCTCCTGCAAACTCACCCTTCTCAGCTACCATGCCTCTTAGCGAGAAAGGCTCTGTTTCTCTAAAGGCTGCTTGTGGAGAGTCAGGAACGTCACGAATACCAAGCATAGCCTGAGCATACGGACGAACTTGCTGCTCTACAGCACGTATAGGTGTTGTTATAAAGTCAACTAAAGACGCAAAAGGTCTATCAACGCCTGCTACGTACTCCATGCCGACATCAACGGCACGTTGTATTCCAGTGCTTTGTAGCTTGTCCACAGGCGTTGGCGTAGCTACAGGACGAGAATCTTTACGACGCTTCTGTGCAACTATATAAGCCATGTCTTCAGGAGACGGTGGAGTGTCGCTTTCTATAACTGTGACAACCGCGCCTTGTTCGTCTAGAACTTCGTAATTAGGCATTACTTAACCTCTCTGTACGTAAACCCTGATCCTGCTCTTTGTACGGTAGGGTCTGTTATGTCTAAAGAAGACTTAGGAGGCTCTTCCAGACCTATCCATTGCTCAACAGTCCATCCTTTTCTAGCTTTCTTTCTGGCTCGCTCAAAGCTGCTACGTATGGATGCAAAACGCTCTTCAAAGTCTTCTTTCTTCATTCCAATTTTTAGGCTGTCGACAAGACTCTTTAAGTCAAGTAGTTCTCGTTCTGTTAGTTGACCATAGCCAGAAGAACCGTTATCGGACGCTGCTCTAGCAGACTGAAGCGCATCGTAGCCTAAGTTTGCTAGAACTGTTGTCACGTCTCCTGCTAAGGTGTACTGATCTGTTCCCGGAACAAAACTCAACACAGCGTCGCCAAAACCTGTGCTGACTGGTTCGTTACCGCTAGCGCCTGATAATGCGTCCTCGACTCTGTCCATAGTTTGAAGAATATCACCAGTTTTTTCTAAAACAAGCTCTCCTGCTGCGTTTGCAGACCTTACTTTTTGTTTAACTTCTGAATAATCCGCTCCGGTAGGGAAAGCAATCATTTTAGGAATGCCATATTCGTCTAAAACTTCGTTTCCTTCTGCGTCCTTTACTGGCTTGTACTCCCATCCGTCGTCACGCTTTAACTTTAAGTGTCGACCTGCGAGTATGCGTTCTTCTTCTGTTGTTGCTTTTCTTTCGGCAAGCCTAAACGCAGTAAGAGACTCAGGCGTATATTGACTAGTGTTTAAGTTTTGTAAACCCAAACCAGTATCTTGTGCTTCTTCTGTTGGCGAAACTTTCCACTCGCCTTTTAAGTTGTCCCACACCGCACCGTTCTGTACGTTGTAGCGGTCTTTGTTAGGAGCTATGCTTTCTAAAAGACCTTCTATATTGCCATCATACGTTCCTGCTTCAATGGCACTAAAAGCAGCATTCTGCATAGCAGGGTCAAGGTCTTCCACAGCTGCTACAGTGTCCATCATAGCATTGCGCTGTTGTGTCCTTACCAGTGCTTGTTGCTCTTGTGTTCTTTTTTGTGCCGTCATCTGAGCAGCTGTCTGCCGCAGTTGTATAGCCTTAGCAGGGTCTATAGCGTCAGTCATAGACGCTAAACGTATTAGGTCTTGAGGGTTGTTTGGGTCTACGCCTTGCATAGCTTCACGCAGCTTTTCAGAACCTGTACGTGTATCAACGCCAAACAAGCCACCTGCAGCGGCACGGAGCTGTTGCTGTTGTCTAGGTGCGTTAAGTGCAGCAACGCCACCTACAGTGTCTAACACGCTAAGTAGGTCTGACTGCTGTTGACGCATTTCAGCAGCAGGGTCTGGCAAGATGTCAGAAAATAATGAGTTAATGTTAATTGGATCTGCCATGTTAAGCTACTCCCATCTGTCGTAGAAACTCTAACGAACCTTCAACAGGCGCAGGAGCAGTGTCGCCGTTTCCTAAAATGTTCTGTAGAATGCCTTGCAACAAACCAGTCTGCGTAACTTGTCCTTGCGCTCCAATCTGACCTGCTAACAAGTTTGTTATACCTTGTATGCGCTGCTGTTCTAAGTTAGCTGCTGTACGTTCTGCTCCTTGTTGTGCTGACAAGCCTGATTGTAACAACGACGTACCAAACTGCGCCCCACGAGCCTGTCCTGTAGTAGCAATGTTAGACAAGTTAATAGCAGGTGATAGAGTGTTAAGAAGTTGCTGTTGTGGCATATAAGACTGCTGTAAAGCAGAAAGCCCTACGTCACCTAGCAGCCCGAGCCTAGCCCTAGTCTCTTGCAAGCCTGCTAGAGTCTGTGAAGACTGCAAAGCCTGCTCTTGACGTGCTTGCTCTATAGCTCTAACGCCCAAGCCTGCCTGCTGTTCTGCTAGAGCCTTCTCTAAAGCTAGCTGCTCTGGTGTACCGCCAAACATAGACGTTTGTACACCAAGTCTGCCTTGGTTAGCTAGTCTCTGTTCTAACTGTA